TGCAACCTTATTGTCTTTATCCATATCTTTTAATTTGATGGCAAGTAGTTCTTGTGTCAATTCATCTATCTTTGATGGGTCTAATAAGTTTAACGATATCTTTCCTTCCTTAAACAATTCAGATAACTTAACATAACATTGGGATTTCAAGTTGATGAAGTTCTGGTCATGTAGTGCTTTGGAATTGTTAATAAAGTTTGTTCCACGGATTTGGTCCGCAACTCCCCCACCTACGCCATCACTATCCACAATTACATTGTTAGGATGTATTCCATACTTTTGAATTTGTTCCCTTATTTCGGACGATAATTCTGTGGTTGATAACTTACTATAGACAAGACATTCTATGACCACCAGTCCACTCCAAACAACCACCACGGACCTATCACTACCAAACCTTGCTACGTCAACTGACAAGTATTTCTTATCTGTTGGATTTGGGACATCTCTAAACACAGAATTGGATATACTATCAAAGTCTAATAGACTATCTGATTCATCCATGTAATTCCAATCACCTTCAAGTAATCTTTTACGTTGTGCTTGTGGTAATGTTTTCAACATTTCAATATATGATGGTGGTAAATGGGGATTGTCCATTGGTAATGCAGGAACAAACTTCATATTATCAGGTAGTGTTTCCTGTATGTATGGAATGTAAAATACTTTTTTCAACCATACTTGACCTGGGTTACAGGTTAGTAACATCTTTGGTTCTAATCCATACTCAGTTAATTTAAAACGAATACGTGATTTGAGGATGTTATAAGCAAGATTGCTTATTTGTGCTGCCTCATCAACGAATACTGCAGTAAGTTCCAATCCCCCAAGTGAATCAAAGTTTGGGTCTGATGGTTGGTATTGTAAATCTTTTAATACTATCTCTGACTTGTTGTTGAATGTAATTGTATTTGATTGTCCATTATATACATAGTGTTCCCCTGATTTTAATCCCATTGATTGTAGGGTTTCAAATAAAGTATTCAACGTGGTCATCTTTAATTGTTGTAATACAGTTCTACCAATCAAACATCTGATACTTGGATATTGAAGACATAGTGTGGTAATCCAAAGACAACCCAACCATGACTTCCCTGCACCGGCAGAACCTCCATAGAGAACTTCGTTTGTGGTTTTATCCATAAGAAGTTTCCATGCAAGTCCTTGTTTCTTTGTGAGTTTAATATCTATCTCCATATCAGTAGGTCAAAAACGAAATTTTATGTGTGGTGTGGTCCAAAAAAAAGTTAGTCATCAATTCGGATGTTAATACTAATCGGTTCACCACCTGATGTAATATCAATCTTCTTGTTTTCTAAACCATACAACTTATTCATATCAGATAACACTTCACGTTCAACTCTTCTATTTCCACTTTCTCTTGCTCTGTTTAACAAATCAAAGTATCTACTCAATTGGTCTTGGATAATCTCATCTTGTTTCTCTGTAAATCTTTCTTTAAGAATATCCTTACACTTCTTCCATGTATTGTCAGCCATCCTTTCTGTCACTCCGTACATCTTTGAGAATGTAACTCTGAACTCCCCCGCTGATAGTTTCTTGTATAACATAAGGTCTAACGCTTCGGTTATCCTTTCACTATACTCAACCTCGGTAGACTTCCTACCTCTTTTTGGTTTCTCTTCCATTATATATTAATTTTTAATACTTCTCTTATGTGGTAATCAAATTTTCTAAAATGAGTTGAACCACAAGATTTACATCCGTATGGTAAGTCTTCATTGAATATAGATTTATATACCCTATTTATTTTTGAATATTGTTCAGGTGTAATGTTTCTACCTGTCATCATGATATACGCTTCCTTTATTTCATCCATTGTAATTGGATAATCTTCAGTTGATATTTCTATAAGACCTTGTAGTTCAGTTACTTCCTTTCCTTTCTTACACGATTTGCAACCCTTTGCCATTGTCTTGTTGTTTTTTAATCATTTCGTTATAACCTTCCTTGGCCTTTTCTTTTTGCTCAGGGGTCATCTTATTGATTCTTTTGATATAATCTTGTTCTATCTTTAAATATAATCTTTGTTCTAATCGTCTTTGTCTTCTTGCTTGTGATGCCATATCTATTCTGTTTTATCTTTTATTGGTTCTTCTGTTGGTTTTGGTGGTTCCACTGGTTGTGGATAGGTTGGTGTCTGTGGTTCCTTTGGTTTCTTACATCCGCATCCCATGATTATCTTTGTTTAATTGTTACATTCTTTTTATGACCGTAGATTACTCCTTGGTATTCAATATCTAAATGGTCAAACTTGTAGTATTCCATTTCATATCCATTATCTTTGAATAGATGTTCACACGCCAATAAACAAGATAGGTTATGATACTCTATACCAATGTGTCTAACTCCTTCCAATAGTTCTGGTTTCAATCCCATTAGGAATATCTCTGAACCTTCAACATCTATCTTCATAACTGTTGGTTTGGCTGCGTTGATATAGAACTCAAACTTTTCTAATCTATCCACCCAATCCATAATCGGTAAGAAGTTCTTTAACTTGAAATTAGTGTTAAACCAAGTATAGGAGTCTTGACCTGGGTCCACACCATATACTTGTTTAGCTCCATTCTGTATCCAATATACAGGTGTTGGTGTGAATTCTGAATTGATTCCACATCCTAAATCAAGTATTGTTTCATCTTTAATTGGTAAGAATCCCCAATGTTCTTCAGGATTCTCTGAACTAATATAACCTTTTATTTCTCTACTCATTATGCGTTTAGTTTTTTTATTATGTTCGTCTTTGTTTGTTCCTTGGCTTCTTTGATATAACGACTGATTGATGTCAATGGTATATTAGTTTTTTTAGATACTCTCTTCAATGAACCAAGGGTTAGATACATTTCAAATAATGATTTGTGGAACCAATTCAATTCGGAGAACTCTTGTTCTAATATATCAAAAATTAATTGAGTTTCAAACACTTCCTGTTCTTCTGGCATGTCAACGATATCTGTAATGTCATTGTACATACATCTTTCTCTTCGTACCCTATAGTAAAAAGGACTGGTCTTTGAATACCAGTTAATCCTCATAATTGCAGTAATATAATATTTGATTGTGTTATCTTCGTAATTGTTTAGGACAATCTTTTCTTTATCGAAGAGTTGTATGATTACTTCATGTAGTAAGTCTTGTGATAAGTCGTTACCTTTTGTTATTCTTTTTGAGATTGTTAACAACTCATAATACTTCCTCGTTATGAAGTTCTCTACTTTAATATTCATTAATGTTAATTAAGTTTTTCACATCATAAAGGATTTGACATACTTCGTAGTTCTCGTCCTCTTGATTTGTTATGATTGAACTTTCTAACATTTCGTCCAATACTTCCATTTTATTGTATTCGGGTGGTACTGATTTATCTATGATTACCAATAGACTTTCAATAATCTTATTACACAGTGCCTTTTTTAAATGTGGTTTAAAGGTTGCATAATCTTTAATTTTTGAATATTCTCAATTGGATATGTAGATGTTACAGTTCTTTTTTTAAAATCCCTTACATTATTAAATATCCCATCTTTATTTTTAATACCATCTTTCCACCATGTACCATTTTCTTCATTGAATATCCAACCCAATCTTTCCATAAAACTGAACACCATATCCTTTTGATATTCATCGGAGTAGTTATTTGGAAATACTCTAACTTTAAGACTACCACCCTGCTCAATTCTTTTCTCTAATAAATTTTGTTTTGCTCGGTTCTTTTCACATTCCTTACATACCCCTCTTATAGTTCCTTTAACATAATACTCTGTTCTTGGTTTTTTTTCAAAACAGGTCTTACATTCTCTTAATTCGATTGGATTAATAACGATAATTGGTTCTGGTTGTAATTCTGTGACCACTGGTTGGATTATCTTTTTGTTTTTGATACTTTCCCTGTAATCTTTTTTTTGTTCGTTAAAACAGGGTTTACAGACGTTTCTTGTTCTATGTTTATTTTGAGTGGAATGGAAGTATGTTGAGAACATATTATCTTCTTTTTCAATATTACACTTTGAACATTTCCTCATATTATAACTATCTTCCATTTAATAGAAAAACCGGACAATGATGAGAAATGGAAGCTAAACATCTTGTCCGGTATTCAGTTGAGATTTTACTCTCTTAGAGTAATATACACAAAATTATTTTCTTTTTCTATTCTTTCTTGGAATATTTTTTAATTTGAGAATTTTATAACAACTGATTGTACTGCAATTCCAAAACTTTGCTAATCCTCTAATGTCCTTACTTCCAATGTAGAATGTTAATCCATCGTTGAGTAATTCCTCATTATTCAATATTCTATTGGTAATACAGAATTGAGGATTGTTTTTAGCACTATGTGAAATGTTATCAGATACGGTTGTCCATTCCAAATTATCTACATGGTTATTAGTTTTATCAAAGTCCTTATGGTTAACCTGCGGTAAGTTATTTGGATTTGGGATGAAATGTTCTGCAACCAATCTATGTACGTAGTACAATGTTGGTTTATATCCTTCTGTAAAATTCTGTAACATCACTTGAAGATACTTGTTGTTCTTATTTGGATGTGCTGTTCTTTCGATTGGAGTTTCTAACTTTTCTCTTTTTTTAGTTTTAGCTACTGTTGTGTAGATTTTACCAGTACTATCTATTGAGTAGTGACTGAATTGTGGAAATTTGATTTGTACCATTTGATTTTTGTTTAATTTGTTTATTTATTATGATTGTAAAAATTCTCTAAGTAATTCAACTTCTTCGTATGT